TCATCAGAATATATATATGTTATATTATCTATCCATCGCAGCGACTTACCGCAGTGAGGGCATACATCATAACTCATCCTTAATCATCCCAATTTCCTTTAATGTGTTATAATGTCCGCTCACAGTTTTATATGACAATCCTGTCCTACGGCATGCTTCTGCCTTGCTAATATCTTTGTCTGCAGTGTAAACCTCAAGCACTTTCATCTGATTAGCAGTAAGGTTATAGCGGGTTTCATCTTTCACGGCTTCAAATATATACTCTTTTGATTCTTGTGGGCCATCTAATGTATTATCAGTTTCAATGTTGGGTGTTTCCGGCTCTAATGTAACTGGAGATTCAGCAATTGGAGAATCTTCTTTCTCCGGCGGCGCGGGTGGCACCGGGCACCCTCCCATCTCAATCTCCAATATCCTCATTAGGAAGTGCAATGCGATACACAATCCCACCGGGCACATTGCGAATCCTGCTTTACTCCAGTTATCATCAGGAGCCATATGGATGTTGAAGGCAATCGACGCTGCAGTATATATCACAAGGAAGAGCCATCCTTCCCATGCAGGTTTACATCTCTGTCCGGCATAAAGCACATAAAGCGTGCATATAATCAGAAACGCATCAATGGTTAGCGGAAATATATAATTCATCGGGTAAGGTATACCCATCTCAATAGCCGATTGATGCAGGTTGTTGTATGATATTACGAATGAACCTGCAGCAATAAAGATGACAACGACTTCAATGATTTGAGTTAGATTGGGGAGATGTGGAAGACTCATATTACAACTCTCCCATCATCCATTATAGACCCGCCCATCTCAAGTGCATATATCGCCACTCCAAGTGCCCACTCATACTCGTATTTGGTTAAGTTCCACGACTCCATAATTTCATCATTTTGGAACTCAAGAGCATATCTCAACTCACCTAATGGGATCATATCAACACACGATTGTGCAAATTGAATCGCTGCGAACTTAACATCGTCCGTCATCACTTTATTGTAGTTCATCTCTCTCACCTTTCTATACTACATATTACACGCTTAAGTATAAAAAACTATGGTGAGTGATTGCCCATCGAATCAACAATGTTGTTTCTGTTATCTCTTTCCGCTTTTACTCCCGCATCATATCCAGCATTATACCCAATGCAATACCCATCATAATAAGACGGTATTTTGTCATGCGATTTCTGTCTCATTGCCATGTAAATTCTGTATAACTCTTCAAACGTAATTGCTTCTTCTGGATTGTCTAAAGTAATCTTCATAGTCACTCAATTCCTCATAACATACTTCTTAAGATACTGGGCTCCGACTTTGGAAACCCTCCACTTCCCAGGACTCCCTAGTATGTATCCCTTGGCACGGCATTGGAGTATCATTCCACTACTCGCTCCAATGTTGGAGGCCGAGAACTCCCGAGTAGTTCCATATTGGAGGTAGGCAGTGGAGAGCATTACTCTCCTCTCCTCACTCATATAAGTGCTCATTTCCAATACCCTATTTCGGCACCTCTCCATGATGGAGTTACCCCTGTCTGTCCCTGGTAATGCCCTCCCTTCTCACGGTAATCTTTCGTGCATGGTTTATGCATATAGAACTCTGCCTGTGCTACAATATCCCCTGCATTTAGAATGCGTTCTCTTGCGCCATGATTTACTATTTCAAACGTAATTTGACCAAAAAACCCTGGATCAATATGCCCAGCAAATTCCATGCCTTTACCTTCTCTTGCACTTGTAGACTTCCCACAAACCTTCGAGGTTATATACCTAGGGAGGTTGAATTTCTCCACAGTAGTCCCTAGTATGAACTCTTGCGGTTGTATGGCATATGAATCTGATATAATGGTCTTCTCATCATCCATGCCAACATTTATGATAAATTCATTCCCCAAAGTGAGGTCTATGGAGGATGGTTGAAGGTTGGATTCCACGAATGGGTCCACAACCCCAAACTCTATACATAAGTTCTTAATTTCACTATCACAGAGCATATTTACTCTTCCTCCATATTGGAGCAACCATAAAGAATCCTTTTGCATATCCTCCCAATGCATCAAATGATATTTTGCACGGCCTATTAGTTCCAAGTTCTACTTCAACATCTCCATTCAGTGTAGAAAATGCATCTATAATATACTCGGCACTAAAGCAAGATATTGCAGATTCTTGAGATACACCAACACTTTCAGTATATATAAGTTTGTTAAGTTCTGATTTACCATTACGTGCCTCAAAGAATACGTTATCCACTCCCATGTATATTTTATCAAACTCTTTCTTATACGCCCTCAAAAACATCCTAAAGTCTGATACCTTCACAATGCACTTTGATTTAAATTCTATATCCGGAACATTTGGGGACTTCTTAACTCCTTCTGATTTAAGTAATGCTGCTGAATACTTGTATTTTAGATTGCTTAATACAATATTCGACTCATCAATTTCAAGATTGATAAATCCTTTGAACACTCCCATGAACGATCTAATTTTTGCTACGTCAATGCATGCCTCGAATGATTCGCCAATTTCTTTTGTTTCAAACACCGATGGTTTGATATCCATATGAATGAGCATAACATTCGCAATATCAACCACTGAAAATGATAGTTTCTTTTTTGATATGTTCAGTCTAATCTCATTAGAGCATGCATATGTGATATTAATTAGTTCTTTCAGATATTCTGCTTTAATCACTGCTTTCATAATCTTCTAGCCTCTTTTGATTTTCTGCTATAATTCTCACTGTTCCAAAGGCATTTGTGGATGTTTCTTGTTCCATTTAAACCATATCTCCAATCATGTGAATTGTATCCTTCATAGCCATGTATTGAGGAGCATAAATTCGAAGAGCGGTTTCCTCAATGCAATATTGCATAAGAGCACATACAAATATAATACAAATGGCGCACACAAAGAAAATGATGATTTTACCTTCAAACCCATCAAATGTACAACAATCATTATCCCATTTATAAATAAAAATTGCGCATACGACAAGCAATATAAAAATAATTGCAATTGTAATGATATTAGACACTGCTTTAATCATCTGAACGCTCAAATTGAGTTGATATAGTGTATCAACTCCGATTCCAACTTTATCAGCGAGTATTGTAATTGCATTTGATATATCATCCATGTTAATCAAGCCTCCACCCTTGGCGCGAGTAGATACTTTCCTTTACCGTGTCCTCCAGCAACATAGAAACTGATGATAATAGGGAAGTCGTTACCAAGTCCGATATTAACATCTCCTCCAAGATTACGAGACATGCTGATTAGATAATCTGATGAAAACAACGAATTGCCTTCTCCAGAAACACCAATCAGTTCATCCGTTGACAATGGCTTTACTACGTTATCTTGTCCTTCGTTGACTGATTCAACGCTAAATACACCATTAGAGATAACCATCCTTATTTTATCAGACTCGGTTGATATATTCTTGATGATGGTCGCAAACTCTTTACCGATGATATCAATTGACCCGGGCAGTTCAAGCGCAGGCATTTGAGGGTCCTTTCTTACGGTTGCATCATGCAAAAGCGTCTGCGTGCTCTTGTATCCTGCACATTCTACAATGATGGCGTTTGACTCAAGAGATTGACGAGTGATGGAGATCTCTTTCCCGCCGAACCCGAGAGCGTTCTTCAGTTTCTTGATGTCAACGCAGATTTGAGATGGTTCAAATGAATATTCGCTGAATGCATCCGATGGTATTTCAACAGATGCCATTGCTACGTTGCCAGAATCAACCACACGATACCATAGTTTATCTGTTTCGATGTGCAGTCGTAACTCAAGCGCTCCAATTCCTTCTGCGATATCTACAATCTCTTTTATTAGTTCTGTCTTTGCTGTTAGTTTCATGTTATACCTCCAGTGTCTTTTGTTCTGTGTTCGTTCCTACCCATTTATCAAGTCCAACTTGAGGAGCCTTGGCATTCGATTCAGCGCGTTTGCAGTTTAATACAGCCTGATCATAGTAACTATCCTTTAACTCAAATCCTATACCACGGCGACCCATCAATAAAGCCTGATACACCGATGACCCAATCCCGACAAATGGATCAAGCACAATATCACCGGGATTAGACCATAACTCGATGCAGCGCTCGATAACCTCCAGTTGCAAGGGTGCGATATGCCTCTCATCTGTCTCTTCTCGCGCAGATTCCCTCTGAAGCGTATTTCCTTGAGTTATATCCATCCATATAGGCGATGCGATCCGCTGCCACTTATCAACCGGGTATTCTTCAGCGGTGTGGCTCACGGGTTCCGGGTTATCTCCGGGCTTTCTGAATGTGATAACATAGTCGGGTAACCCTTGCCGAGACATTGTAGAATCTTTCTTGAGTTGCTTCCACAGGAGCCCGAGCGCTTTAGTTCTCTGCATTGCCACGACTGGGTCTTTCCAGATGCACACCTGCGAATGATAAATAAACCCTGCATCCTGCATAATCTTGATGAGGATGCCTCTAAAGTCTTTCAGCCCGATAACACCATCCCTCTGCTTGCTGGTGGGAAGGTCCATACAATGAACCGACATGTCCCGGCCTGGCATCATCACGCGGTATAACTCTTTCACAAGATACCCGAAATGCTCATAGAACTCATCATCTGTCGTGCAATTTCCGATATCTCGCGGGTGGTCACTATACGTGAACAACGAGATAAAAGGCGGACTGTAGATACAATAATGTATAGAGTCGTCTTTTATACCTTTAATCCCGTCAATGTTGTCCACATTGTAGAGAGCAAAGTTCTCCCCAATGTGTTGTCTCTTTACTGTTGTTTCTTCAATTATACTCGTCACCAAGAACCCACTCCAAAATTACTATTTTTGTGTTTACAATATCTCTTGCAGGTTTTGCAACTTCGTCGGTAATAACATTCATATCTTCAGTTAGTTTTCGATATGCAATATATAAATCTTCACGCTTTTTCAGAATCTCCTCTTCTGTTCTCATTTTCTCACCTGTTACCATTACATATTATACTCATTGATATAAAAATTATATCCATGATGGAACCATCATCTTTTCTTGTGGATTGTATTCGTCAGACTGTCTAAACGTCGAACGGATGTTTTCAGAGCACAAATCGCTTGTCGCTGCAATCATTCCTGATAGCATCTCATCAAATGCTTTTTCTTTCTCCTTAATATTCCTAACAACCGCGCCCTCTGCTTCACTTGCAATGATATGAACGTTCACCTGTTCGGTCTGTCCGAACCTCCAACATCGGCGCACAGCCTGAAAGAGACTCTCAAAACTATCCGTTAATCCAACAAATGCCATATTATGACAATGTTGATAATTGAGTCCGGCCCCGAAAATACTGGGCTTACTGACTAATACCCTGGTCTTCCCATCACAAAAATCATTGCTCATTTGTTCTTTATATTCTGGTTTATCGCTTCCTCTGACTTCAACCGCTCCATCAATCATCTTCTTCAGCATTTCTGATTCAGCGTTCAGATCACACCATACTAACCATGTTTCATCTGAAGCATTGACAATATCCGCACACTTCTGGCATCTCTCTACAATGCTCTCCTTTCGTGCTGCTCCCCTATCTGATAGTGTCTTTGCTACTCCTCTACCCTGAAAACGGCTATGATTGATTGATACCGTGTGCTGAATGGTATTAAGTGGTGGTAAGTCGAACGCATCACCATCATATCCCAGGTCTCTAGGGTTCTTCATCATTACAGCCCATTCAGATACCCATTTCCAGAACGGACCGGGAGCACCATCTTTTCCCTTGTTCGCGTGGCCTTTAAGTCTCCATTTTGCCGTATCCCCACCATCATGAACAAAATACGTTGATAACATCTCTGTGCTCTTCATCACTCCTAGAAACTCTGCCTGATTGCCGAGTTCCATATAATCATTCGGGGACGGCGTCGCGCTGCATGATAACCGGTATGGCGTGTTCCAAAACGATTCTATAATACGCTCTTTAAAGGCACCATTCAGAGATTTAAGTATGGAACTCTCATCGAGGCATATTCCTACAAAGTGAGATGCATCAAATTTATCAAGCATCTCATAATTGGTAATATTAACTCCCGGCTTAACTCCCTCTTGAGAACGGCAATAATTAACATCAATGCCGAACTTCTCACCCTCTTTTACTGTCTGACTCGCGACAGCCAGAGGAGCAAGAATTAAAACGTCTTTCCCGGTGTGCTTTGATACTTGATCTGACCATGTTAATTGGCAGATCGTTTTTCCAAGTCCTGTATGAATGAACAATGCACTTTTACCCTTTTTAAGAGCCCATTTAGTAGAATCGACTTGAAACGGGAACATCTCTTTCGGGAATGTTGATACATCTGAATCAAACCCTGTATCAGGGTTGGTTACTCGTTTACTCTCTAAAAATGTTTGATAATCGTCCATCAAACTCTCCTATTCCACGCGGTAATTGCTTCATCCTCTGTATCACATAAATGCCCACACGAATCGCATTCATCGCACTCAACAAACCATTCGAATGCATCTCTTTGATACACTCTTCCAAAACCTCCGCAAAACGGGCATGGTTTGGTTTCTTTAGGTTCTTTTATACCCACTGGATTGCCCATATTTTTAGATTCCTTAACCATACACTTTGCTATATCAAACGTCATCATTCATCAACCTCATAACAATCCCTACCCCCATAGCACTTTATAGCATATGCAACTCGTTTATTTCCTTTATCGCAAAATTGGCAATAATATGATCCATCACTTCCGCGTTCCTTTCTTTTCCATGCCTTTATGGGGTGCATTGGGTGAGGTAAAATAAAATTAACCAAATCCAAATGAGGATATTTACTCTCATCAAATATCAGATG